TGGTTCTATGACAATGTGATATGGAACTCTCATCCTGTCAAGAGCCTTGCTGGTTAGCCTAGACTCAGCTCGACCTTTACTGATGATATACACTGGATATTTTGGATTCATATAAAAAGTGTGGTCATATTGTGGTCACATTCGGACAAAAATGTCCGATATTTCCAATTTTCGGAAGTGATATACATTATTAACTCAATATTTTAAACAAGTGTTGATAATATTACTCCTCAATACTTTGCATTTCCTCACCAAACTCTGGATATTCTCTATCAAACTCATCTTCATCCACCCAGAGCTTATAGGATGCATGTCTCACTTCTGCTTCAGGGTGCCAATATGACTTTCTCAATGGATGTATTTTCTGACCAATTTTCCTTTCAAAGTCCCTAACATCCTCTTCACATTTAAAGAACATATACACCATTCTGTATGGTGATAAGTCTTTTTGTTCATATTCAGGCATATCTTGCCACTCTGCTTGCCAGGATGTCTCCCAACCTTCTGAGTTTTGGGTAAAATCCTCAAATGAGGCCTGTTCTACCACCTGTTTTGGTTTACCACTCCTGTATCCCATTTTGATACTCCATTACGATTTTATTACCAAATTTACAATAACCCATTGTTGCTAGTATCACAAATATAATACCACATAAAACTCCAAACAAATATGTCATTAGGAATAGTTCTATCACATCACTCCCGTAAATCTTTAGCAGTGAAATTATAATTAAAGTAGTTTGGATCATATTCAAACTCAAAACCAAACCCCATTTTAGACTCTATTGTATGTCCATTTACAATATTTACACTAGGTAGCTTGGCACGAGGTGAGTCAGGGAACTTTAGGATAGTATTACCTTTCCCTAAATATTCCAACACAGCATCCTTTGTTGTATCTGACTCATTAAATTGTGCAGTATCAACTCGTTCAAATTTGTTAAAGTCTTGTTTAACCACCTGTAATTGTTTGACTTTAAATGGACTGTCAGGTTTGAACCTTCTCATTTTAACCTTTTTAGCCTTCTGTCTCCTAGCACATTGTATCCGTGAACAACTCCGAGAGCATGCAGTAACATTTAATCGCATTGGAAAAAACTTTATTTTACAAACACTGCATTTTATTTCGGGATATTTTACTTTACATGCTTCATATCTTCTTCTAGCAGTATCCCTTTTATATTGTTCATAACAAGTATCAGAACAGAATCTCTTTTTGTAACCAGTTAGCTCATTACCACATGCTGTACAATGTTTTTGTTTCATATTGTGTTGTCCCATCTAATGTTAGATTTATGAATATTTTTTACAATAAAAGTATCATCATCCACCGATGTATTATCTTCACATTTCTTCATTGTTATACGTACGAACCCTTCTCTACCAGAATTATATTCCTTAGTTAATTGTATATGTCTGAATTGTTTATCATTCGGAAAGATTTGTGCAGTCTCCATTGCATCAATGAGAACCTTACAGAGGTTATCCAAGTCAACATCTGGACCTCTTCTAATAGGATAAAATACTGCAACAGATAATGCTAAGTAATCATCCTCTTTGAATGATTTAGCACCCTTAGCTTTCTCATTTAACCAACAGAAAACTACATCGGCAATAAATGCTCTAGCCTGTTTTGTTTTTATTAGTCTTTTCCCAACTATCTGCCAGTACCTGTTAGCACTAATCGGAAATGGTAGTTTTAATTTCAGCACGAAACTCCTCTAATGATTGCCTTTCCTTGACGGCATTCTGTAGTTTATGCAAGATATTTCTCATATTATCCGGCATTGTAACACTCTTTTTGTCTGGTTCTGGTAGTAACTTTTTTTGTTGTTCCATCATAGCTAACTGTTCCCAATCATCACCTCTTTTCCGTTTTGGATTATTAATTGTACCATCACGTATATCTTTAGCAGTTGGAAAAAATGAGCAAGAATTGATATGTCGAGTAAAAGCTTTTTCAATACTTTTAGCATTATAATCAAATAATTGTTCCACCCAGAAATTAATTTCAGCTTTTCCCAACTTACCAAATTCTCGAACATGAGCATGGTAATTCAACTCACATTTCTTCAAACTAATAAGGAGTTGTTTATATGCTTCTTTGTCCATTAATTTAAAGTTCTTTGATTATTCTCAATATTAAAAAACTCAACATCAAGTTCAGATAATTGATCCTTGGACTTGTATTTTGGGATAATACTTTGGCTACGGTCAGGTACAAGATCAAACCTTATCCCAATCCACTGATTAAGCATACTCTGGTTGATCACATTGAAAATATCTCGGCCATCCATATATCTATTCCTTATTTCAGAAAGCATACGGCCTACAGCGTTTAATGAATTCCACGGCTTCATTCGGCCATTGCTCTCAGCCTCTTCTTGTTTATATGCTACCCAAATGGGCCACAATTCTAAAAACTCAGTATGATCTTTCAACTCAATAGGGATTTCTACTTTCTCTAAAATCTCATCTGTTGTTGGTATTTTCATGATGACGCCTATATTTAGAATATTTATAGATATTGTATAGTTTATAATATATAGTTTATATATATATAGAACTAACCCTTTACGTTCAGCTCTGCTTTACGAGAATCTTTCAAGTCTCGGATTTGTTTAGTATTTCTGTGTGCATCTGGGAGACCTGTCCACCACTCTACTAACTGTTCAATTGTCTTAATATTTTTAATTTCAATTTTAGCCAATTGATAAGCAGTTTTAGTTGAAGGTGGTTTTTCTTCATATTCTGAATCATCCTCTGCAACAACTCTTTCTGTACTACCTTCTGCATCATCATCTTCCTCAGGCCCTGCACTTAAACCAAACATTGCCTGTAATATTTGCCGTTTAGCATATGTTAGTGCACTCCCTACACCTTGTGGAGTTTGTTTATCAAGGATCAGTTTATAATAACTCTGTATAAAATGACCAGACTTTTTATGAAGTAGTATTGTTATGAGTCCCTCTCCTGTTGGAAATTGCATAATCCCAAGATCATTCTCCTTGCAAGCTTTATCAATTTTATTGATGAGAGAATCCAACATTATATAATCGTTACCAAAATGTGGATTTTTACCTGCTGCAACAACGTGGGATCCCAACTTTCTCTTCACATTAAACCAAGCTTCAAATAGTTCCTTGGCCGATCCAATTATTTGGAAATTCAGTGTCTCTTCCATATTATCTCCTAATACCATCTGATGTTAAGGGTTTGGATACCATTATAATATCCGGTTAATTGCTTTTTATCCTGAGGTGAAGCTGCAAGGTACTCCTTGTACCTATTAATATATTCCCGAGTATCATCACGAGCTCTTTCAAGAGATTCATCATCCAATCTATATGTCTGTACATTACATGGTCTGGATTTCTCACAAACCACAAAAAGGAAATCAAAATCTTTCCCAGTAATAGCTTTTAGGCCATCAATGTACCAACTTGCCTGAATATCATATCGGAATTTTTTAACTGAACTGATGAAAGCAAATTTACTAGCAGATACCATAAACTTTAAGTCAACACATAGTTCACGTTCCTCAAGAAGTTTATCTGCCCTGAAACATCCTTTTATATCTGGAATGGTAGGATGTTCAAAGAAACCACTGACTTCATTTTCACCTAAATTTTTTAGGAATAAATCACCAATGATTTCATTATCATGGATTTTGTCACGCCAATTTACCATTTGAGTAAATTCATCCTGACTAATTAGAATCTTCTCCTCTAGATGTGCTTGTTCCTGGGCTAATAATTTCTGTTCCTTACCAGCTTTGGTTCGAGCATCAACTTTTGGCATGACAAGATGCCGTTCGTTGAATTTATCAAATTCTAATAATAGTGTATGACCACCACTTCCCAATCTTAATCCGTCTGTTGACTCCTGCTGATGTCTGGTCTCCCAATGTCCTATTGACTGACCAAATAACTTTATTTCAGAAGAATGGATAAAGTCTGGTTCACTTATATAACTATCAAAAGGCATTTCCTTAACAAGATTGCCTAATAGATGTTCTGTATGTCCCATATTCTCTCCTTGGAAATCCCACTCCAGTTTCCCAGAGTGGGTTATTTTTAAAAAGGATAGTCCTCTTTGGATCCACCCTGTTTGTCTTCATCTTCATTACACATTGCAATCCTCCAACACTGTAACGAAACGACATATCCACTGCCGTTGTCATTTTCCCACTTTCTGCCCTTCAGATTAATATCGCAGACAACATTATCGCCTACCTTATATTGATCTAACAGGTCAGTTTTTTGATTAATGAACTCGAGCTTTAAATGCTCGGGCCACTGGGGATTGGGGGCATGTTCCAGAATAAATTCACGCTTTTTGAATTTTTCTGAAAATTCATGTGTGTCGAAGATCTCCTCAATTACACCGGAGACCTGAATTGAATCACTCATATTACTCCTACCATCAATGGTTGTAGGACTTCCATGTCCTATAGAGACCAACTTTCCAAGTTGGCTATTACGAATAAACCTCAGGATTGAGGCTATCCATAATTTCTTTGTCAACAACACCAATTAATCTATCGGCGGTTGTCTTGACACGATCATTTAATTGATCATTCAAGATTTGACTTACTGTTGAAGCACTAGTTCCGGAAGCAGTGGCAACCATATTAATAGTGATACCCCTTTTCCGTAATCGACTCCGAATTGAATCGTTCATTTTGTTCCTCCTTTTGTATGTGTTTGAATTATTATATACCATTTTTTTTAAAAAATATACAAAATTTATAAAAATATTAAAATTATTATCGTATCTAAGTTATTGTTTTCATTACAATTAGTAAAATAGTTTATATTTATGTAAAATAAATGTTTACAAAAGTTTATTTTTTATGATATACTGTACTTACATTATCAATAACGATGATGTGTTTATAGTTAACCGATGTTCAAAAGGAGATATTATGGGAACATTAATTGTTGAAAAGAAAGTGACAATGTCACAGTTAAATAAGATGCCTAAGCCAACC